CCCCCTATAACGGGAACTAACCGCGTGGCCGCCCGGGTGTTCGCGGTGAACTGACAAAATCCGGGTCACAAATCGATAAGAACTATATTTACTGTATTTTCAGTTGCTTAGAGAAGCAGCGGCGATCGCGTTGCGGCGGGCCGATGCTACTCTCGGGCCAGAGAAAAGGTTGAGCGGCTCCGCAGGAATGCGGGGCCATCTTCATTTTGAAGCACGATGACAAAAAAGGGACGGTCAAAAAAGAAGGCTGCCAAAACCTGCAGGGAATGTGAGCACTGGGACGAGGTAAGTAAAAAGGTCCGGGTTCACGATTTGCTGGAGCGGACGATCGAGCAGTTCGAAAACAAGATCACGAAAACCGAGTATGAGCCGACGGTGGCGGAATACGTGAAATTACTGCAACTCGGGCGGGAGATGGGGCAAGAGGACGAACCCAAGGAGATCAAAGTGACATGGGTGGGCCCGAACGAGACGTCAGAATCCGAGAAATAATCTACGATCCGCTGGACTCACAAAAAGCCTTTCATGACTGCACCGCAAGGTACAAAGGGTATTCGGGACCCATTGGCAGCGGAAAGAGCCTAGCGCTGTGCCAGGAAACAATTCGGCTGACTTACTTAAATCCGGGGCGCACGGGACTGCTGGGCGCTCCGACTTACCCGATGTTGCGGGATGCGACACAGGCAACGCTGCTCGAAATCCTGGGAGCCAACAGAATTCCGTACGACCATAATAAAGCCGAGAATGCGCTGGTGATGAGCGACACGGGGTCGCGCATCCTGTTTCGGCCGGTGGATGACTTCGAGCGGTTGCGGGGCACGAACCTGGCGTGGTTCGGGCTGGACGAGCTGACTTACACACAGGAGGAGGCGTGGCTGCGGTTGGAAGGCCGGCTCCGCGATCCGAAGGCACGAAGGCTGTGCGGTTTTGCGGCCTGGACGCCCAAAGGATACGACTGGGTTTTTCGCAAGTTTGTAGCAAGGCCGACGGATACTTACCAGACGATTTATGCGAAGCCTAGCGAGAACCGGCACTTGCTGCTACGGGATCCGGACTTTTACACGCGGTTGAGAGAAAGTTACGACGAGAGTTCTACGCGCAAGAGGTGCTCGGGTCGTATCTGAACCTGGATGGCAGCCGGGTATACAGCGCGTTTGAACAGGACGAGCACGTCATGGAACTGCGTCTCGATCCGCGGAGACCAATTCTCTGGGCCTTGGATTTCAACGTGGACCCGATGAGCTCGGTAATCGCGCAGATCGACAGCGGACGAATCACAGTGCTGGATGAAATTGTGATCCGCCACGCCACTACACGGCAGGCGGTGGATGCATTTTTGGCGCGCTACCCGAAGCACGAACCAGGCGTATTGATCTACGGGGATGCATCGGGGGCGGCGCAACAGACGGGGGGAATGTCGGACTACCAGATGGTGAAACAACACTTCGAGATTCACTCGTCTCTGAACGTGGATTACCGGGTTCCGAAGGCGAACCCCAGCGTGCGAGAGCGCATTAACTTGATGAACACGAAACTGCGCTCGGCGAGGGGCGATATCGCGCTGCTGGTAGACAAGAAATGCACGGAATTAATCCAGGACTTCGAGCAGGTCTGTTACAAGGGCGACACGGGGCAGATCGACAAGGACCGGGACCGAATGAGGACTCACTCGTCGGACGCCCTGGGGTATCTGGTCTGGCAGGAATGCCGGCCGTTGGGGCCGATCGGGGAGCAGTCGCTGAGAATGATATAGCCATGGAAACCATCAACCGGGAACATCCCGAGTACGTTGCGCGCAAGGCGATCTGGACGCAGTACAAAGATCTCTATGCGGGCGGCGATCAGTTACGCACAAACGCCTCTCTCTACCTGGTGCGGAGACACAAAGAGCCGGGCGATATCTACCTGGAACGGCTGGCGCGTGTATTCTACCAAAACTACATCGGATCGATTATCGACTGGTACGCGGCGACCCTGATGCGGTGCGAACCGGGACTGCTGCTGGGGGGCAGCGACCCGGCGGCGCAAAGCTTCTACAGCGTCTTGTCCGACGACTGCGACCTTAAGGGCACCAGCCTGACGGAGTTTTTCCGGCAGAGGTTCGTGCAGTCTCTGGTTTGCGGGAGCAGTTACATCGTGGTGGATTTCCCAAAAGTCAACGGCGAGGCGCGATCACGCGCGGAGGAAGACGCTTGCGGACAGTCGCGGGCCTACCTGATGGACTACGGTCCGGACGAAGTAATCAACTGGAATCACGACCGGCTGGGCGGTTTGGATTGGATCGTGCTGCGCACTTCGTGCCTGCAACAGTCGAAGGTGACGGATGCGAAATGGGAGAAGGAAACGCGGTGGATCTATTATGATCGCGAGAACTATCAGATTTACCGGAAGCGCGGGGAATCGAGCCCGATCGAACTGATTGACGAAGGCCGGCACGGGTTGGCGTTACTGGGGCGGGTACCGGTCTTCGAGATGAAGGTTTCAGACGGGTTGTGGCTGATGAATAAGTCGGCGTCGCTGCAACTGGAGCACTTCAACAAGTCAAATGCGCTTTCATGGGCGCTTACGATGGGGCTATTCGCTTCCCCGGTGGTGTACTCGGACAGGGAATGGAAGCAGGTAGTGGGCGAGTCCTATTACATCCAATTGGGAAAGGACGACAGATTCGGGTGGACCGAGCCGGAAGGCAAGGTCTACCAGATTGCAGCGGACAACCTGCAAAATCTGCGCGACGAGATTTACCGCGTTTGCTACCTGATGATCCAGGCGGGGGATGCCGGCACGGGAGGGCGCCAGTCCGCGGTGAGCAAACAGTTGGATTTCGCCACCACGGAAGAGGTGCTAAGGGCGTACGGCTCCACGGTGAAGGAAACGATGAAACAGACGCTATGGGCCATCGCCGCGGCGAGACAAGACGGAGTCACGATCGACGTTTCGGGGATGGACGAGTTCGACATCAACGACTTAGGCACGGAATTGGACGATGCCCAGAAGTTACTAAGCCTGGGAATCCAGTCGATGACGTTGAAGAAGGAAGTCTTTAAGAGACTGGCGCTCAAGTACCTCAGTGACGCACGGCAGGACGTCAAGAACAGGGTGGCGGAGGAGATCGAAAACGGAGAATAGGAGAGTTATGGAAGGCATCGACATACAAGCGATCGTGCGGCAGGCGGTGCAGGAGTTCAGCAATACCGAAAAGGCCAGAAGCGAGCCGGCGTACAAAGCGGAGCTGTTAGAAGAGCGCAAGCGCCGGGAGCATCTGGAGCGGCGGATGAACGAACTGGTGGCGGAGAACCAGCGGAACCGCAAGACGGCAGAGGAAGCAGAACGAAGTTCCACCGTGAGGGCCGAATTGCAACGGCTGGGCGTGTCCAAGATCGACCTGGCGTTTAAGGCGGTGCAAGACGGGATAGTGCGCACCGAGGACGGGCGGCTGGTAGCTCGGGGCGACAACGGCGAGATGCCGGTCAAAGAATATCTCACGAGCTTTGTGAATGAGAATCCGGAGTTTCTGCCGGCGCGAATTTCGGGCGGGACGGGGATGACGGCCACGCACAAAGCCCCGGGTGGAGGGCGAGATACAGTAAGCCTCGAACAGATCCGGCCGGGGATGAGCGCGGAGGAGATGCAACGGGTACGAGAAGAAATCGTACGCGTGGCGTCGCAGACCCTTCGGGGGCTGTAGGGAAGTTCCGGCTAGACGAGCGGAAAGCGAGTCGGAGTAGCCGGCAAGAAGAAAGGAAGAGGAAAGAAAGATGGCAGCAATTACTTCAGCTAATGTCGCCAACGCGATTGTGAAGCTGGTGGCGGCGGACGCATTGCCGGTGCTGGTAGGGAACCTCGTAATGGGGAACCTGGTGGATCGCGATTATGAGCCAGCTCTGGCACATGCCGGCGACACAATCAACGTGCCGATTCCCCCAGTGATGCAGGCGAACAACATCCTCGAGGGTGGAACGGTGCAGACGCAAAATCCGAGTCTGGGTAACGCCCAGATCGTCCTGAACACGCACGCGGAAGCAACCTTTCAGATTCCGGACGTAACCAAAGTGCTAGCAGTGCCGGACTTGCTGAAGATCTACATGCAGCCGGCAGTGGCGGCGATCGCACAGAAGGTGGAGAGCGATCTGCTCAACCTGTATGCCGGATTCACGGCCAACGTGCCGGTGGGCACGCCGGGGACGGCCATCACCGAGACCACGATTGACGCGGCGGAGACGGCGCTGTTCCTGGCGAAGGTTCCGCCGACCGCGGAAGAGTACATTGTAGTGGATGCGGCGACGTATTCGGCATGGCGCCAGATTCCGCGATTCAGCGAGTTTCAGACCGCCGGCGATGCGGGGTTGAAGGCGCTGATTGACGGGACCGTGGGGAAAATCAAAGACTTCTTCGTATTCCGCTCGCAGTTCGTGCAGTACACCGGGACCAACCCCGTGACGACGCACAATCTGGCGTTCACGAGGGATGCGATCGGACTGGTGATCCGGCGGTTGCCGCAACCATTGCCCGGGACCGGGGCCATCGCGGAGTATGCCGAGTTAGGCAACTTCGGGATGCGCGTGGTGATGAGCTATCAGCCGGACACGCTGGCTCAGCAGTTCACCGTGGATATTCTTTACGGCTGTGGCATTTTGCGGAATACTGCGGCGGTGCAGGTAAATACCTAGCACCGCACTCTGACGGCGAGAGTAACTCCGGGAACGGGGCGAGGCGCGGGTGGATGGTCTCGCCCCGGATTCCGGCGGTAAAGCCGGATGGGCATGCAAGAAGGAGGATCGAATGGATGTAAAGACGTATTACCAGAAAATCCGCGACACGGAAGCGAAGATTCCGACTCCGTTTACGGTTGTGATCAGCCTGCAAACTGACGACGGGGGCAAAAAAGGCGTGTTGGTAGAAGTTCCACGGCACTTGGCCGCGAAGATGGTGGTGGAAGGATCCGCAGAACTGGCACCGGCGGCCGAAGCCGCGGCGTTTCAACAGGCGAAGGAAGCGGAGTATAAGGCTGCGCAGGACGCTGCCGCGGCAGCGAAGATGGAAGTCACGATGGTGTCCTCGGACGACTTGAAAAAGCTGACGGACGACATGAAGAAGCTCAAAAGCGCAGCCAAAGTCACGAAGGAATAGGCGAAACGATATGGCTCTGTTCACGGATGGCCCTGTCTCAGGCATGCAAGACTTGACGGCGCAGGACACACAGCTATCGAACGTAGCAAGCGTGGAGGGGATGGACGTGACGCAGAAGCTTTTTCTGGCGCAGGAAGACCTCGGGCTGGAAATCGCGACGCTGCTAAACGGGTCGAGAGGCGCCGAACAGGCGTTCTGGCTGTCGGCGCAACCTACTATCGCCAACGTGGTAGTGACACCGGCGCTGAAGC